TGCGCGCTATGGCATCAACGCCCAGCCCATCAGCCTGCCCCGCCGTTACCTGCCGCACAATGTCTGCGCGCGTGGTTTCTGTGACGCTCGTAATGTGGCGGCGAATGGCCTCTTGATTGATCCAGCCTGTCGCCACCGATCGAAAGAAATCCGCGTATGAAAACTTGACCTCAAGCACATGGCCACGCGCCTTGCCGTCGCCTATCACACGCGCCCCGAATACCCGCGCAGATCGCAGGCCGATTTCCATGTAAACGTCACGCACGGCACGCTCGTCGTCATTATCGGGCGGCGGCACAAAGCCTAGTTCACGGTATCGCGCCAGCAGCCCCGCCGCTTCCTTGGCAAGCACCTTGGCTATCCTGCGCCGGAACCGTGCCTCTAGCGCGTCCAGCAGGCGGGATTGTATCTGCGCCTCGCGCTTGGGGTCATGCGTGATAAATGCGGGTGTGCGCTTGGCTGGGTCTGTCATTTACGACACCTTCCTGAGCATCATCATTGAACCTGCCCTCATTGTGGTAGCGTTCGGGCCAGCCACGGCCTGGTTGATTGACGACGCCGCGAAGGCGGTTTCAATGTCCGCCAACTCGCGCAACTCACCCACCAGGCGCGTGGATTCTGCCCGGTATGCGTTGCGTATTGTTTCGCGGGTTTGGTCCAGCAGCTTTTCCAGCCGCGCCGCTTGCCGTGATGGTGACGCTATGCCCGTCGGATCAATGCGGGCAAGTTGCGCCACGATGTCGCCCTCAAGCGTGCGCAGGAACCGCGCACTGTCGCGCAACTGAGTCGCTGTCAGCCGTTGCAGATCCAGCGCGCGGCCTGTGATGGCGTCAAGGATTTCGGTGTTTACGCTGGCCATTGGTTCACTTCTTCGGCTTGCGCTTTTTCATGTATGCCATTATATTTCGATCCCCATTGCTCTTGAAAAAGTCTCGTCCATCTTGGCGTCGTCATAACCAAGCGCGAAACCCAGCATCTGCATGTCATGGCTGGTTCGCCGCCAGTTTACCGAATTGTCCACGACTTCACGCAATGCCCAACTATTCGGTAAGCTGTCGATAAAGGCGTCAAGGCGGTCAATCTCAACCCTGCCCAGAGCCAAGCGGCCTTGCAACCGGGTGCAGGACATTGCCTCGCGGCGATCTTCGATGGTGATATCCACCAGCGTGTGAACCGTTTGTGGGACGCCTTTAACCATCTCCACAGTCGTGCCAGTAGACCGCTTACCGTCTGGAATGGGGACAGCCGGAGCGATGAGTGAGAGCGTCCACTCTCCGTCCGTCCAGCCATCTTGCGCCGGGGAAAGAACCGCGCCGTCTGGGAGCGCAACCTTCGCGCCGGGCCGAACAGTAGTGTGAACCATTTTGGTATTGTGCAGTGCCAGACGCGGAGAAGGCGGTGTATTGAGAAAATCAAACATTTTATACCTCCACTAGTTGAATGTCATAGTCTGTGCCGGGGACGAATGTGAACGCCTCAAAAATAAAACTAACAGTAGCCGGACGCGATCCGGAGGCGGGTGTCTCACTTCTGCTAATTTCCGCGAAGGGGGTCCCGTCTATTTTTAGTTCATACTCGGCAGCAACGTCGCCAAAGTCACCTTGAATAATTACAAAAATTTGGTCCGCAGGTGTGCTATTTGGAACATTTAAGATCGAATCCATCGTCAATCCCGGTATCAAGGTAGTTGATAGCGTCCCCCAAGTTGTACCGAAAATAACCGCAAGAGACGCCCCCGGTCCGGCGTAGCCATCAAGGCCAGCTCCACCAACAGCAGCCCCCAAAACTGCCACCGGCAATCCCCCGGCAGCAGGTGCTTTGCCCGGCCTTGAAAACGGCATGACACTCATTGCAGCGCCACCACGGTAGCCGTCGCAAACGATCCAACTCGGAATAAGTGGATCATGAAGTCCTCCCCGTTCGTCGTAGTCAGGTCGTCTCCGTCCACTTTCTGATAGCCTGCGGCGAAGGTAATGGCCCCCGCTGAGCCGTTGTTTGTGACCTGCACCACAATCGACCCGTTTGCCGATGGGATGGCCCATGTGTGTGCGCCCCCGTTTGTCAGGGTCTTGATATTCTCAACGGTGGCCGAAATGGTGGGTGTGAAGGTACCGCTCGATTGCGTCCCGACCGCGTGGATGTCAGACGCAAACCCCCCCGTGAGGCTAGTGCCCATGCGGGCGGTCGTCCCGAGGCCCGTTGCTACAAAGGCCGTGGTGGCAATCCGCGTCGTATTGTTCCCCGCCGTTTGCGTCGGTGCTGTCGGGTTGCCAGTAAGGGCAGGGGATGCCAGCGGGGCCTTGGCGTTCAAGGACGTTTGCAGGCTGGTGACGTTGGCAATGGTGTGTGTGTGCGATGCGGCTGCATAATCCGACGAAGAGAACGCCTTGACTTGCGCAAGGTTCGTCACCTCACTGTCCATCAACGCGCCCGCTGCAGCAACATTAGTTGCGTCAACGGCACCCTCCCCCCTTTTTGCCATTGCTTGATAGGAACCAATGGACAAAGCAACGGCCAAACGGTCTTCGTCTGTGATGACATAAATCTGCCCAACGAGAAGGCCATCAGCGGCGGCTAGTGTGTCAAGATCAGCGCGGGTTCCGCGTTTGTGCTGAACGTCTGGCATTTAGAATGTCCCGCAGTCTACCGCACCAACGGCAAGCGTGACAAAGGCATCACCAGAATCTTTTGACCAGGACATTGAAGTATTCATGCGAAAGATGCCGTCAGTCCCGTCGGTTCCCCAAATGAAACCTGCTGTGCCACCATCAACAACAGCCACAAGTTCATCAGTAGAACCGGCTGGAATGTTCAGCGCAGTTTTGAATGCATCGAACGTGACCTTCTTTTCCTTCACGCCAGTGGCGCTTGCATCGTGCATGATCAGCAAGTCTGCCGCACCAGCGATGGTTCCGATTGCAGTCAACGAATCAATGGCTGGCACGACGGGGACCATTGTCGTGGCGTCCGTCGGGAAGTGCGCCGTTTGCCGGTCTGTCGTGACGAATATCTGACCGGGCAAAAGAGCCGACGAAGGTAGGTTGGCGAAGAGTCCGCGTTTCTGCTGAACTGATGGCATTGGGATAGTCCTTTACGATCTAGTTAAAAGTTCCGAGGTCTAACGCGCCGTTTACAAAAAGGCCCGCTGAGCTTGTGGTTAGGAGATTGCCTGCCTGTGGGTCGATGGTAAGTAAAGATGTGCCAGGCTGCCCTTGCGCGCCCGGCGGCCCCACAACTGATGCCACCGCGACCGTTCCGCCCCCGCCCATGCTGGCAAGCGTGCCAGACAACAGGCCGAACCATTCAAGCGCAGGCTTAGGACTTGGTGTAAACCACTCAACAATCATGCCGTGACCCGCTCCAAAATCACAATCCCAAGCGGTAAGGGATAATCAACTGTGCCGCTTGTATACACGACCTTTGCGTCGGTTATATATCGGCCAGCGTCCAAAACCGCAGATTGCGCGGGCGTGATTGTGAACAGCCAGGCGGCATCAGAAAACGATGGGGTAATCGCCCGCACAACCGCCGCGCTGGATGCCGGAACCGTGTCGCCATTAACCGCAAACTTGACATCGCAAGTCACGGTTTCCGTGCCGTCGTATGCTGGCGTAGACCGCAGGCCGAAGGTGATCGTCTCGCCTTTGACGTGTTCGATAGTTGCGATGGCCTTACTCACTGCTTATCCCCCGAGTCAAACTTGGTTTCCATATCAGCAAGCCCGTATGCCAGCGCCTTTAGTTCATCCGCTGGCAAGTCAAACATGCCCGCAGCCATGGCCGGGTTGAACTCGCCATCGCCATCAGCCGGAAAGCCCATCATTATGCGGCTTTCCTCGCGCGTCAGCACGCCCTTCTCAAACGCCAAGACAGACCGCGCAAACATCTTTTCGCGCAAGCCCTCAAGCGCGGGGATGCTGTCAAGGTCCAACTTGAACTCAAGGCCGTCGCCATACGCGGGCAGCATCCAGTGGCCAAGCGCGCCGATAAACTCCTGCATCATCGGAATAACTGTATCGGTGTAGAGCCGTTCCTTGGCCTGCTCATAATTGTTGAACGTGGATGCGTCATTGTCGATCAGCGGCAGCGGAACCCCGAACGCGCTCGCGACATACTTGCCTGTCTCGCGCATGGTGTTCAGGAAATCCATGTCAACGGGCGTCTTGGACATTTCCACGAACTCTGCATCATCGGCAAGCATCGGAACCGATCCGCTATTGTCTGCGCCTTGCAATGCATCCTTGAAGTATTCCTTCATGCGTCCAATCATCTCGCCCGCAGGATAACCGCCCTTGAACCGGATCAGGCCGGACGGGCGCGCGCTGTTCCTAAGCAGGCTGTAGTTCCACTTGCTGCCCGCGTTGTGCGTATCAGCAGCAAGCGCAGCGGCCATGAGGGGCGATTGCCCGCGCCAATAGTCATCGGGGTTATACATCTTTAGGAAAAACACATCGCTCCGGCCCGTGATCCGATCAACGGGGAAATACTGCTCCTTGCCGTTCTTCTCATGGCAATAGGCTACGGGAATGCCGTAGGTGCTAGGCTTGATCACCATATCCAGCGGGTTCATCGGCCACAGCTCTGCGAACCTTGGCCCAACCGTTCCGACTGCAAACGTCTCGCCAAACAGGTTGCGATTGACGATCATTTCGCCGATCCACTGGCCGTAGGATTGCAGCACGTTGGGCCGCTTTAGCAGGTCTAACGCGGGGTGTGTGTCGAGTATCTTGTCGCCCTGGTGCAACTCAATCTTGATGGATACAGCCGCCTGCACAATCTCCTTGATGGCGCGATACACGATCACGTTCATCTGATAGCCTTCGTCAACATAGTTCCGCTTGCTGCCTTGCCGCGCCCACACCGGCCCGCTGGAAACCATGTAAGCCGCGCCAACCGGGTTGTCCTTGGCTTCAAGCGGTTTGGAAAATGGCCACATCTACAGCACTCCGAAGGTTTGGGTCGATCCGCGACAAATATCAGCCACCGCGTCCATCATTGGGTCAAGCGTATCATCATGCGCGCCGTTTGGGAATGCCGATGCTTCTGCAAGCATGTCGGACAGGTGAGGCAGTCCATTTAGCAATATCACATTTCCGCTTTCAATCAAGGGGGCCGCATCGTGGGCGCGGATCACCTTGTCAACACTGCGCGGGATTG